CTTCTTTGAAGGCATAGTCAACAGCAGAGCCTTGAGGAGTAAACTTTATATTTCTTAGCTCTGATTCTATAACAGCCCTAACCTGTGCGTGATCGAGAGTTAGTTTTATCGTATTATCTGGCATGTCTTCGTGACCTCGCTCTGTTTGACCTCTGTATGTCTTCTTCTACAGAAACAGGTGAAGTCCTATCTATATCAGGTAGGACTTTCACCTCTTTGTTACACGTATCACAGTTCTTATCCTTTTTAGCAGCTCTACAGGCTTCGCAGAATGAGTCAATAGACTCTTCATCTTTGTCTTTGTCGCCTCCAGTAAAGAACTGTATTACTAACTCTCTGAATTTCCACTCATTGAACTTGTACTTGTAATAAGGTTTGACCTCGGTTAAGGTAAATCCCCAGAGGACTTCATCTCTTCGGAGGATGTCTCCTCCTGTAAGATGGACGACGATTTCGTCGACCCACTCTCCAGATCTTCCTTTATCTCTTTTTGTTGATTTGTCAGATTTGTCAGATAAGTCAGACTTACGAACATCCTCATCAAATCCAGAATCGAGTTGATGGGATTGTAGTACAAAAAATCGTTTATCACGCTCATGATGTTGTTTGAATCTATAGTATACTCAAGTATTTCAGCCGTTGAAGCAAGATTATCCATCTGTTTCTTGATCTCTTTAGGTGTTTCTTCACCTTTCTTAATAAGAACAATAGCGAAAGCTGTATGTAGTACATCTTCTACAGCCTCCGCTATTGCCACTGGTTCTAATACTTTAGGCAATGTGACAGACTTAAGCAGTTTGGTAAGAGCTTTCATCTGCCCCAATACCAACGCCTTCTGAACGTATGTCACTTCCCCAATGACATACTCGCCTTGAACAAATTCTGGTGCTTTTACATCTTCTACAGTCTCTTCCGTTTCTTTCATCCTCTCCTCCACATAAGTTTGTTTAAATAAAGCTAGCGTTGGCCAACGGGCTTAGCAATACAACTCTAAGAACGTTAGCATCTGAGTCGTTGTTGTAATAAGCTTCAAAAGAAGAGGTTAATTTAAGACCTGTGGGTCCCTGAACCACTGGAGACTCAGGCTTGAACAAAACCTCGTCAAAGTAGAAGCTCAACTTCTCATTTCCAGCACTTGCGCCAGTTCCAAGACCTTTAACAAGATCAAGTTGAAGTTGTTTCTCAGTATTATTAATAGCAGCTAGATACAAGTCTGCGTCTTCAAAAAGAGTGGTTATCACACCTGTTACTTTAGCTTCTCCTTCTGAGATGTACCTTCTAGTACCAGTGCCATCCATAACATATGTATCTCCATCGAGATTGTTCTCAAGAGAGAAGTCTATTGAAACAACGTTTGCCAGAACCGCGCCATTTAGTGATACTACTCCTAACATGCCGTTAAAAGGATCACAGCCGATATCAGACGGATTGGGATCAAAAGAAGAGTTATTCACTGCCTCTTTAGCTCCCATTACTGAGATTGTACAATCAATAGGTCCTTCTACCTTTGCTGCTACCTTGAGAGTACTAACTTTACAACCGTTATACAGGAAAAACTTAGGTGTACCAAGATCAGTGAACTGTTTCTCGATTACCAATCCAGCAGGAAGAGTACCTACTGAAAAAGTATGTGTGTAGGGAGCAGAACTACCAACTGTAGCAAGTACACCAAGACAGTGTTTTAACAAACGACCATGCTGAGGTGAAAGTTCTATTGGTATATCTCCAGAAATATCTATATTACCTATCATAGGAGCAACAGGCATTCTGGTGCCTCTCATGGTCTTAGAAGATATAAGATTACGTGCTTGTTTTACACCTTCAGAAACATAATACAACTTCTGTGACGCAGGCGAAGGTGTGACCTTAAACGTTGCTTCTGTCTGAATCAGTATAGGTACGTATGCGCCTCTTTGTTGTCTAGTCGGCATCTTGTGTTACCTCCTTGTTTTATTTATACTACATAATTCCCATCTTGTGTCTGTAAATCACTTCAAATGGTATCAACATAGCTTTACGTGTACCGTCAAGATCAAAATATCTTGGGTCAGCCCCCACACGTTTGATGGTTGATACCAGATCGTCTAAAGTATAATTGATATTGATCACATTATGAATCAACTTCAAAAAAGCTTCGTTGTCTTCAATGTATGACCATAATTCAATTATGACGGTCCACTTCCAGGTCTCATATCCCATAATCTGTTTATCATCTGTTGCTCTGGCCTCTAGGCCTGCATAGATGAATATTGAAGCCATAGGAACATCACTTATACTAACAAGAGTGGTTTTGTCAATAGTGACCTCTTCTACTCCTGTAATTGCTTCAAGCAGTTCTTTAATCTTAGCTAGAATCAACTCTCTTTTGCTTGGATCAACTCCAGTCATTAACTCACCCCATCATTGACGTTGTAAAGGTTCTCTGAAGTAAAGAACCTATTTCAGCAACAAACTCTGCTTTCATCTGTTCAGCAATAGAATAAGCATCAACACTTCTACGAACCTTTACCTGACTTTTTAACCAGTGAGTTATCTGACCAGAGCTGTTAACTATAAAACCCTGTTTGGTAGCATGTGATCCTGGCTCTAACTGTGCTCCAGGATACGCAGGAATAGTTAACTTATGCGAGTGAGCATTTATTGTAATCATCATATCCTCTGTCTCACTCAGTCTAAAGTGTGTAGCTATATCAGGAACACTTCCATAACTAACACGTACACCAGCAGATATTATAGCTCCCTCTACCACACTAAATGGTGTGAAAACGCCTGCCAGTCTATTACTATGTAACTTATCAAGAGTTTCTTGTCTAAGTCTGTCGGCAAGCCTGTCAGACCACTGAGAAGCATATTTACTAGCCTGTATCTCTACCTCTTTTTCAGCATTAATCATTTGTCTTCCAAGTCTCTCCATCAGACCTTGAAAGTTGTACGAAATAGAAAATAGAGGTACTAAAGGCATTTATCTTCTCCCTGCTTTTCTTCTGCAATGATATAACATATCTTTAACCTCTGTTAAGAGTTCTATTGGCGGTATCTTACCAATAGTAAATCCACCTGAGATTGATACTGAGGTTAAACCAAGTTCGTTTCTTCTCTTATACATGTAAGATATCTGCATGTATGTAGCTAACTTTATGTCTTCGTCACAGTCTATGGTGCCCTCTGACGTTAGATCAGAATCAGTTATTACATCATAACCGCCGGTCCACACAAATTTAAGTTGCTTAGGTCTTCTGTATACTGGTGAGTAATCAAATGTAACTAATCCTATATCTTCTCTGACATAATAATCGTCATCTATTTCAAGAACCTCGTCATCGTCTGTGACTACCAAAGACGTTACATTAGTTTTTATCTCTATAGGATATGCTGGAAGATAATACTTAGTCTTTCCAGTTCTAACTTCTCCATACTCAGTATATTCATCCTTTTCAAGAAATCTGTTTAAGTGCTTCTGTATTCTAGCACTCATCATCGTTACTAGAAGACTGAGTAGAACATCACTCTTATCGTCTCTGATCTCAGCAAAAGCTTTTAGACCAGCAACATTCACTATTAACATCCTTTCACCTCCCAGTCTGACATCAACTGCTTAAGATGGTTGTAGGTAATATAGTGAATGTTGTCTATTCCAAACCACTCACTTATTACTGACGATTGATCAGTAAACACTCTATAAAACTTAACATGTTCATTCTCTCTGAAAATAGCTGTACAACGCCTAATCCAATTCTTGTTAAAGGTTGGTCCCGTATCTATTGGCTTATAACAGTTAGTACCTTTGTAAACGTTGTTTATTCTATCAGTAGTGCTTATCAAATCAAAACCGATCATAAACACTTCCGTAAGCCCTTTGTCAAAGAATCTATCACACATAAGTTTTATAGCTGTTTGACCAGAAGCATAACCTTTATCGTGAATTACACGATCACTTTCAGTAGATTTAAGACAGTGGTTTCTACCATCCTCAAACACTCTATACACAAACTCACAGTTAGGACTATTTTCAAGAACTTCTTTGATCATAGCGTCATCAACAGACACAAGAACGTCAGGGGTAAAATCTCTATAGAGAGCATTACAGCCATAAATAAGCCCGAAAGGTCTCAGACTTTGTAAGTCGAAACCTTTTCTTGACTCACCATTACCTATAACAAAGCCTCTCAAGTTATACCTCTTTTTAATCTTCTACTGGCCTGCCAATGAGTTATGACAGGCTTGACGTTCAACATGTCTTGAGCATCAAATATCTTAACATAACTAGAAGGGAAATCAAATATCTTTATATCATCTCTGTCTATCTCTTCCATAACCTTCTGAAGAGACAGTTGATCCCACACATTTGGAAATAGACGGCACATGTCTATCCACTCATCTAATACATCTAATGAAGCAGTAGTAAAATTAAAGTATAAAGTTCCCGTTAATAACTCGCGTGGTCTTCTTGGTCTATCTCTATAATACAAACCAATATCATAGTCATGTAACATGTCAAAAACTACTGGGTAATCAACCACTTCTGCATCACAGTCCAACCATATTATAGCCTTAGCATGTTTGAACAACA